CGAGCTGGGCACGCCTGCGGTCGGCATCGCTGAGCTTGGCTGGGCGGCTGTCGTTGTCGTCTGACTGATACTTTCCACTGTAACTTAACTCCTTACGTAAAAATTCGAGTGATCTATATAAGAACCCAGTGATATCTAGGTTCGGGTCAGCTGCTAAAGGCTGACTGGGCATTTGTGGATGCGGCAGTGCATATAACTGCTGAAGCATCCCTGTAAATGTTTGAAATGCTTGTTGGGATTGTTGGACCATCCTGAATGGATAGCCGGTCAGCATGGCTGCTCGTTCTTCGTCTGTTTTGCTAGGAAAGAGATACTTAAGTGCTTCAATAGAATCAACACCTAATTCTTGAAGATTTCGAACGACAATACTATTATTTAGAATGCCTTGTGAATCTTCTTCAAAAATGTCTCCGGTCCAGCGCCAACTGACTTTACTGCTGCCATCAGGGATTAAACCAACAACCCCATTTGGTATTTGACCTGCCTCAATACTAGCATTAAACAATTGTGCTCTCTGCTCTAGATATAACTTCTGTGCATCCATATAAACAGCTTCAGCTGCGGCATATTCCATAGGATCTTCAAAGTTTTCTTGAAGTGGAACTGCAGGCTTTTTCAAATCCATTGCTTGTGCAAATGATTCTTCAAACAAGAATTCTTCGTGCTGAATCATCATGGCCAGAAGTTTTGATAGACCAAAGTCAAAGAGCGCTCTACACTTCTTTTCTGCTGTAGCTGATACTCGTCCGTACAGGGACTTCATTTCATAAGCAGTAGATGCAGTACCGATATCAATGTCATCTACACCACCCAGAGCCAATCTAATTTCAGATCGATACTGTTTTACATACATGTTCTGGTCGCCACTAACAGCGTCAGGTGTCATGTAATTGACACGGTCTGTTGGCTCAAGGTTTGCAATAACCCTAGGTACTTTGATTTGACCATCAATACCGGCAGCACCGAATGGCTGACTTACGCGACTGCTTGAACGACTTGGATCATAAAAACCAGCCTGTGAGCTGATAGTGGGACGCATTGTATTCTCATCACCACTTTCAAGAATGTCGTGCTTAGGACGACTAGAGACGAGAGTAGGGTTACCGAAGAACTTCATGTTCTTGCGGACATTACGGACTAGCTCATCGTGAAACAAGATTTGATTAGACAACCAATCGAATTCACCTGTACCTGTTGATTCACCTGTGCAATCTAAGTGGTTGAAAACCTCAACAGCAGGAATAAAGCCAAGACTATTTGTAAGGGTCTCTGTCATTCCACCTTGCTGTAAATTAGGCAGGGTATTATTATCTTCAAAGTCAATCTTCTCATTGGAGAGTGTTTGTTCAATCGTATCTTTCCTGACTTTAAGCTTGATATGTTTTTTACGACCACCACGTTTGCCAGGCAGGGCATACGGATCCATCATGTTTTGCTCTTTAACAGCAAAGCTGTAGATGAGCTCTAAAGTATCTATTTCACCAAATTGGTCACGATATGCACGATAACTATCTTTAGGGAAGTAAAGCAGTTGATAGGTGTCACCTGATGGGCGGAAGTAGAAGAGCCCTTGACCATCGCAAAGGAAGTAATCAATTATGCTTTCGAGTTTCATCTCAAGCATGTTGTCTTCATAAACCTTTCTTAGGAATTCACGCCGCCCACCATATGAATCCTGCTCGCAGTAGAACTCAAGGCCTCGACGCAGAATGAACATACGCATCTGAGCTAGATGCGAAGATACAATCATCGTATCTACTGGTAAGTCACCGCGTTTTTCTTTAGCGGCATCCAGTATTTCTTGGAACTGACTGTTATTCTGCGACATTCTTTATGGACCTATTTATGTTTAGTCTAGCTATGAATTAAAATTAGTCCGTTGAATTAAAAATCTCCTCAGTTTTGTCTTCTGTTTGTACCGGATTAGGCGCTTGCACAAAGCTGTAACCACCGAGATTACCTACATCACCTAAATACGTACCTTGATGTGCAACCGCTTTATTGTTCCAATAATTCTGACTTTGCCCAACCATGTTGTAGAGATTAGCAAAAATACCTTTTGCGCCAATCTTTTGCTCTGCACTAGCAACAGCACCAGCCGCACGTCCATAACCATTTATATCCCCTTGGTCTTGGTGATATTGATTGTTATTAAGTGCGGAATACGCAGCAGCACCCATCATGTTGCTTAAGCCACCGCCACCGCTGCCACCCATGTTGCCGGTGTTCCCGATAGTGACGCTGTAGTCATTACCAATTGGTGAGCCGATAATTGTGTTGCCATCACCGATAGTTGTTGTCATATCTCCTGTTTTGCCAACATCTCCGGTGTCCCCAATGATTGTCGGTCCAGTTGGCATGGTTGGTCTAGTCACTCCTGGTTCAGGAGTAGGCATTGGGTCCCAAGTAGTTGGCTTGGGTGTAGTTGTTCCAGGCTGCAATGGTGCTGTTGGTGTTCCTGGTGTATTGGGTGTAGTAACTTCTCTAACAGCTTCATTAACCGGAGCTGCATTTCGAGCAGCTACCGCTTTTTCTCTAGCTTTCTTCCTATTTAATTGCTTTGTTGCACGGTCTGTCATATGCATACCCGCTGTCATCTCTTCAATTTCTGAAGAAGACCTACCGCTTGTCCGCATCTCCTTCATCTCTTGACCACTTACATGCTGATTGCCAAAAGTATTAAGGTCAAACCCATCTTTGTTCCATACATCCCTCCTCTCTTCCCGCCTTGCTGCACTTCCTCTGTTACTAATTAATGCACGGTCAGCATCAGTAGCATACGTCTTTGTGTATTCTTGTCTCGTCTCTTTTCTTGCAGCCTTTTTTTCTGCAGTCTGTCTTGCAGCACGTCTTGCCTCTCGCTTCTCTTGCTTCTCTGCTTCAGTTCTATTGTTAGCCATGTTTCCTAATTACATATCGAAACTATCACTATTGTAATCAACTTGTAGGGTGCCTCTTCGTAACAAACCTCCCATAGTTAATACCATTGAATCCACAGCATCATCATGAGGTGAATGACCGAAGTTAATTAGTTCATCTTCAAGGATGTTCCACTTACGCCACTTATTCCATACAACCTTTCCGTGTTCAAATAACCCAAGCACTCCACGTAATCGAGCAAGCTTGTCACCCTTAAATCCTTTGACTGGCGAGCAATTCAAGTTATACAAAGCACGCTGTTCAAACATCACACGCTTGAAGTCACCTTCAAAGGACGACTGATAAGCAACAGCTTCTGGCCATATCGTGCAGGAAGACATTGTTGGGAAGTATTGACCTTCGTCATTCTCAACAAGAATATGCCAATCAGCCAACATCTCGCAAAGTGTATCCATCTTCTCTAGATTTCCCATACTCCTTACTCGTCGCTGATCAATCAGAAAGATCTTTCCATCTTTTATTCCACCTAATGTGAATACTGTCCAGTCATTCTTTTCACTTAGACCTGCACTAAGGTCAATGCCGACACCAATACAGTCATACTCTTCAGGCACCTTGCCATGAATGATGAGGTCGGGTGAGATACCTACATCAGATGATTGGACTGCTGTATTTAGATACTGATAAGCGAAGGCCACACGGTCTTCCATCTTCCGTTCGTTCAGGTATTTCATAGACCAGAACTCAGGCCAATAAGAGCGTTGCCTACCTTCGCTATCTGTTATCACGGCTTTCTGAACTATCTGCTTCCAATTGTTTTTGGGGACAAACAAGGTCGCGTGAATATCGTCAAAATGGAAGCGGGTTCCCAGACAGATAGCCCTAGCTCCTTGGAACATCGTTGGTGCGATAACGTTAGACCACGTCTGCTCCATCTCACGGCGAATGTCTGGGTTGTTGATCGAAGCGGCAGATTTGATAGGGTCATCAATAAGCACCAGCTGCGATCGTTTAGAGGTGATTGCACCTTTGAGACCACCACACGCAATTGTGAAAGCTTCTTCACCCGCTGTGTCAATTCCTGCAAAGTCATAGTCAATACTCCAGTATTCGTCTGAACGTTTTATTTTTGATAATCGGACCATCGGAAAAATTTCCCGATATTTACTGCTCACTAAGATTCCTTTAATGGTTGCCGACTTAGCTCTACTGATATCAACCATGTATGCGATATACAGAATCCTCAGCATTTGACCAGCTGCAGTATGTCTACCGATCATCCATGCAGCAAACAGTCCTAAGACTGTACTTTTAGCAGAACCTCGTGGTGCAAGGATTGCTGTATTGGGTCCAGCTATGCCTAATAAACATTCTGAATCAGTACCTGTGCACAGTTCATTGTGCCACTCCATCATATGTTTAGCCGGAGGCTTTCCCATTGCTGTACAGAAATCAACGAAGCTATCTCGTGCTCTTAATACTTCCTCAGATGGTGGCTTTACAGATACCGTAGTAGCTTTCATAAGAGCTGTTCTTCTGTAAGCAAGCGCAATACTTGGAACTGCCATATATTTTATTTAGTAGTGACTTAAGTTTAGCGCCACCATGCACGTCTTCGTTCCGATAGAGCTTGCAGGATACGATCCTCTTCCCTTGCACGTGCTGCCATAATCATCTTCTGTCGTCTTGATATTTCAAATGCAATACCAATTGCTTCTGCTAGACGTGCGGCTTCAATAGCTCTTGGGTTATATCCAAGTAAATCTGCTGTATCAAGTTGAGGTATCCCAGGCAGCTGCTTCGCAATTGTTCCTCGCAGTCTGAGTGCGAGAGTGCTTTGCTCCTGAATCTCCGGTAATTCAGGTAATTCTGGGATGATACCGGCAAACATTACGAACTTACCTCGCTATATACTTTGGCCCATACTGCATTCATTGCATTTTCAATAGGCTCACCAAACTGTGGATCATCTTTAAATATATTAGTTATCTCTCTCATCACTCTGTCCGCACCGGCAAGGATTAAACCTCGTTTATCGGTAGTGCGGTTTATTCGCTCACTGACTTCAATATGCGACCTAAGCTCTTTTTCCAGTGCCGCCAGTCTCGCGGCTCCATTATCCCCTTTGATTTCACCTGAGGTAACTGCCATTCTAAGGTCTTGTATATCGGAGTGAAGAGCAGCAATTTCGCTATTAAGTATTTCACGACGATTAAGCTTCTTATACTTCATTTTGACCCATCTGGTCAAATCATTGAATGTGCCTGGATACTGCAAGATTCCTGCATATACCCAAATCTCAATAACAGAAGGAGTGGCTTCAGCAAAATCCTTGAACTCTTCGCTTGTTGAAGCAGGTAATGTATCTAGCCACTGGTCTACAAAGTTTAGGTATATCTTGCCGCTTGTATTAGTTGCAGTAGTCATTAGAACATACCTGCTAAGCCGCGTGCCATTCCTCTGTCACGTTTCTGTTTCTTAGTATCTTCTTGTGTTGCTTGCATCATCCCTTGACGCTCTTGATTGCCGGTCTCTCTGATTTTAGATAGATCAACATTTCCTTGACCAGTGATTTTAGATAAATCTACATTGCCCTGTCCAATGATTTTAGATAAATCTACATTGCCTTGACCAGTGATTTTAGATAAATCTACATTGCCTTGAGCGCCAATCTGCTCTGTTGCTTGCTTCCCTTTTAATCCTTGTATATCTTTATCGACAGAACCCTGAGCACCAATTTGTTCTGTTGCTTGATCTCCCTTTAGTTGCTGCATTGCATTATCTAATGCACCTTGAGCAGAAATCTGTCCAATTGCTTGATCTCCTTTTAAACTCTGTAAGTCTTTATCAACTTGACCTTGTGCCCCAATTTGTGCTGTTGCTTGATCCCCTTTCATTTTCTGGAGTGCATTATCGAGGTAACCTTGGGATTGAATCTGCTTAAGTGCTTCTGCACCCTGCGCACCAATCTGGTTTAGCAATCCAGCTTCCCTCATTTTTGTGATTGCTTTCTCAACATTACCTTGCTCTACAATCTGATTAATAGCGCCAGAGTTTTTCAGCTCCTGTAACGCTTGATCATTAATACCGCTTTCCTTAAGCTGATCTATTATTTGTTCGCCTTTAATATTCTGCAGGTTCGTATCTATATTTCCTTGTGAATTAATCTGATCTAGTGCACCCTTGTTCTTCTGATCTTGTAGAACAACATCATTTACACCTTGAGCTTCAATATTTAACCTGTTTTGTTCACCTTCTAATTTTGTTTGATTTTGCTGTAGATCTGCGGTATATCCAAGTTTGTTCAAATCTCGATTGGCTTCAGCCACTGCGAACTTACTTTGATAGTCATACTCCGCACCCATCTTGTCCATGCCATAGGTAAACTCCTGTCTCATGATTTCAGTCTGGTTCGCTAGTTCCAGCATTGCAGCATCTGTCATCTGACCAGTCGCAATCTCTGCGTTGGTGTATGCCAAGTCTTTAGACATTTGATTATTCAGAACTGTCTGAATGAAGTCACCTTGGAATGTATTCTTTAACGCTTGACCTGCAGCATCTGTGTCAGCAGGTTCCCATCCATAGAACTTCGCCATGATGTCGTCAAAGTTAAACATCCCTGTATTAGTGGCAGCCATTTAATCTCTACGTGCTATATCTATATCAATTGTAGTGAAAGTTAGAATATAAGAAACCAAGTTTGTTATATGGCCAACTTCATTAAAGCCGGTAATATCGCTATTCAAAAAGCTGTTGCCACAAGAAAGGCGTTAGCTGATTCCAAAGCTGACTTGAGCAAATTAGGAAAGGCGGCCATTCAGCAGGATGCATACAATGTAGCCAACACGGCGAAGATAAACTCAGATGCTGCTGTCACTAAGACTAATGTAGAAACGAGCAAGACCGCGTCGAAGATGAAACGTGATCATAAAAAAGAAATTGATGGTATTAAGAAAGGAGCTAAGAAAGCTGGAATGATTGCAGCTGGCGTGGGGATGTTAGGGATTGGCGCTATTCAGATGAATAAGCC